CTATTTTAGCACTGGCGAATGGAACGCTTTTAACAATAAACAAGACGGCTTAATTTCTGAAACTAATATTAAACCAATTAACGGGAGTTATGTTTTAGGTAGTGGTAACTTGACAATAAGTGGCGCGACATACCCAACAAAATTAGCCAACTCATTTAGTGGTATTGAAATACTTGGGCAAACAGTTGCTATTTCTGATAGCTTATATATTCCCGCAAACACAATCACAAACACAAATTTTGTGCTACAAATTAACGCCACGTTATATAGAACGTTTTCGGGTTCTGGCGGTGGTGTGTTGGGCTGGCTTTATTTAAATACAACCAATAGTTTAACTGGTGCGACATTAATAGGTCGGAGTGGTCAAATTTCAAGTGGTCAACAATGGAGTGGATTTATTAGAAATTTTCCAGTAAAAACTACAACTGCCTATGGACTTGGAACAAGCAACCAATTTGGACAAGATTTTACTTCAAATAGTGGATTTACATTCACATTTAATAAAGCACAAAACAATTATTTAATTTTTGCAATTAGTTCTGTCAATGTAAATGATGGGGGTACTTGGGTAAATTCAAAAGCTGATTTATATGTATAACATAACAACAATACAAAACGGATTTATTTTCAATTCAATTGAATATACTTTCGAAGGAGAAAACGAAGTAATTAGCGAAAGCCAAGTTTTAATTGGAACTACTCAAGGTTTAATTTTACTTGACCTTTCATGCACTATTAACAACGTTCAATTTACCGACATTAATTTGTTTGTAACTGCATTAAAATCTGAATAATGGCGTACGCTAACAACGGGGTTTTCAATATAAAATACAAGACGCATATTAAACAGAAAGCTAAATTGATTAGAGAATTAAAAGCCGAAGTTGCCGTGCCTTACTTAGTGGCTGTAGCTAGTGCAATTAATAACCACGTAGAAAAAGCAAATGAAGCTACCAACGGGTTGGAACAAAATTAAACTTTACCAGTTTAAAGAACTGCGACAAATTGACAAGACGGCGGGCTATTTTTCTTTTCAGTTAGATAGCCTTGCCGTTTTATTAGACGTACCTAGCGAAGACTTAGAAGACCTAAGCATAGATGAAATAACTTCCATGTACGAATCTATTAAATGGTATCAATCAGAACCAAAAAAGAACTATAAACACGAACTGGTTTTAGAAGAACAAACGTATATACTACAGCCGTTTAAAAAACTTACGTTGTTTGAGTTTATAGACCTTGAATACTTTCTGACTAACGACTATATAAACCATATTTCGCACATAGCTAGCGTATTTTATAGACGCGTAGACGCGGACAAGTGGCAAAATGTAGAGTTTGAGCCGTATATATTTAGTCCGTTTGATCGTTACGAACTATTCGACGACCTAAATGTAACAGATGTTTACGGCATTTTAACGGATTACATGAAGTACCGCGAAGACTTTATGAATAAATACGAAAATTTGTTCAATGAAACAGACGACGAAGACGACGAAGAACAGCTAGACGTTAAAGATTTCGACTCTATAGAAGACTATAAAGCTAGTTTAGAACAAAAAGAACAAGGTAAGCGTTCTAAAAAGTGGGGCTGGGAGGCTTTATTGTTTGACCTTTGCGAAGGTGACCTAACCAAAATAGAAGAAATAGGCAAATTGCCTTTAATATTTGTCTTTAATATGTTATCTATGCGTAAAGAAATGGGCTATTTAGAAACCCCTAAATTTTAAATCCCAGTTGAACTCGCCGCCTATCGGTTCGAATGTATAAATAATACTATTCTTTTGTCCTAAGATATTAGCAACTTGTAAGATAGGGTAACGCTGCGCCATCCATTCAGTATATTGCTGAAATATTTCTTGTGTCGTTCCGTTATTTTGTAGGGCTTCTGTTAACTTAGCGCATAAATCAAACGCCGCCATTTTTTCGGTTCCGTTGTTTAGGTAACCAAAATAATACATAGCTAAAATCTGTATTTCCAATTCACCTAGTGCGGGTATTTGCGCATTAATTCTAACGGAATCGTAAAGCGCGCCCGTGTCAATTAGCGTTTCATCTGCAATAATACGGCGCAAAGTCTGCGCTATTTTATTACGCGTCTTATATTTGATATTGAAAACCCCGTTGTTAGCGTACGCCATTACTCGCCTTTAAGAGCTTTTAATTCATTGTACATAGCTAACAATTCAGCTTCTTTGTTAGGTAGTGGCGGTTTGTCTGTACAACCTACGCTAGTAAGCGGAACTAACATCAAAACAATTAATTCTACTAGTATTTTAGGTAGTGGCGATTTAGTAGTCGGTGGTGGATTGCAAGGATTTTATAATTACATAAAACCTCAAGTTGGACAAACGGTAAATAATAGATTTATTACTACTGGTATTTCTATGAATACTTATGTGAATAATGTAATACGAATTCATCCGTATCTTAGTGCTTATACAATTACATCAACTACTTTATCTATTCAAGTTATTACTGGTCAAGCTGGTGCATTAGGTAGGATTCTAATTTATTCGGATTTAAACGGGTTTCCAAATACAAAACTTTATGAAAGTGCAAATTTAAATTTATCAACAAGTGGAACAAAAACTGTAACGACTGCATTTACTTTTACTGCGGGTACTACTTATTGGATTGGTTTTCAAAACTTTTTAACAGTCACAAGTGCATCAATTACATCAATTTTGAATAATCAAATGATTCAATTTTTAGCAAATCCAACTTCTAACGGTGGATATACTGGATATGAAACAACTGCATATACTTTCGGAACTGCGCCAACAACAATGGGTGCGGTTACCGGCACAGACCAAAGTTTTCCTTTAATATTAATTAAATTGTAACTATGCCACAAGTAAGACAAGAAATTTACAACGACGAAGGATTAGTACGCGTTGAATTTATAGAAGTAGATGAACCTACACAAGAGGAACTAATCGCACAAAAGGAAGCAGAGTTACTCGCAATGTACAATGAACTGAAAGCACTGAAAGGAGAGTAATGGCTAGATACGCAAACAACGGAATTTTCAATGTCAAATACAAGACACGTAACAAAGTTGCGCAGACCTTGCGTAAAATCATTTTAGAAGAAAACTTAATTGACACTACAGCGCTTTACGATTCGATTAGAATTAACGCAAAGATACCCGCACTTGGTGAACTAGAAATACAAATACTAGCTATGTACTATTTCGGTTTCCTCAACAACGGAACTATTAACATGGCGCCCTTTGATCTATGCGCTAAACTTACAGCACGTTTAAATGCAGACGGCACAACCGCAGAAATATACAGCCAGTACACAGAATGGATGACAGAACGTTATCCTATCTTACAAGTGGCTACGATATTAGGTGAGAAAAAGAAAATCGTTTATACGTTCGAGCCAATCGGTGGGGAATTCAGTGCGGGTTTAACCTTTAGAGGATTCTAAATACCCCATTTCTTTACGCATAGCTAACATATTAAAGACAAAGATTAAAGGCAACTCGCCTACTTCGTCCATTTTAGTTATGTCGCCTTCGCAAAGGTCGTAAAGCAAACGTTCCCACCCCCATTTTCTAGCCTTTTTCCCTTGTTCTTTTGCTTCTTTGTTAGCCTTGTATTCATCTACGTTGTCAAAGTCGTTTAAATCGTCTGTTTCGTCTTCGTCTTCATCTGTTTCATTGAACAAGTTTTCGTATTTTTCCATGAAAGTTTCACGATATTTCAGATAGTCCGTAAGAATTCCGTACACGTCTGTTATATTTACTTCGTCAAATAGTTCAAAACGTTCAAAAGGACTAAATGTATATGGTTCAAATTCCACATTTTGCCACTTATCTAGCTGAATACGTCGGTAAAAAATACTTAATATGTGTGAAATATGCTTAATATAGTCGTTAGATAGGAAATATTCTAAGTCTATAAATTCATATAGGCTTAATTTCTTAAAATCTTTGAAGACATAAACGCTTTCATCTATAGTGAGTTCGTGTTTATAAGTCTTTTTAGGTTCGCTTAAAGACCACTTAACACCCTCAAACATTTCGTTTATTTCGTCGATGTCTTTGTCTTCGAGTTCGTCCGCGTCTACGTCCAATAAAATAGAAAGGGTATCTACTTGAAACGTAAAATACCCTTGCGTTCTGTCTAGTTGACGAAGTTCTTTAAACTGATAAACCTTTACGTTATGCCAGTCCTTCTGTTTCTTCATTCGACTTTTGTACGTGGTTGTTTATTTTGTTTGCAACGGCTACCAAGTAAGGCACGGCAACGTCCGCTTTTAATTCTCTAATAAGTTTCGCTTTGTGTTTGATATGCGCGTCGGTGTAGTGTTCGGTTTTCGTTAAGTCAGTTCGTTTGAATAACACCGCTAGAACTTCGCTAATATAACCTTTGTGCTTATTGCCTAAAATCTTTTCAATTAGTTTCGTGTCTTTTGCTGTTAACTTAAAGTCGTCGTCGTAGGCTTGGTAAGTATACCCGTCTTTTTCAAAACGCTTTAACAATTCAGAACTTGGAACTTTTGCCGTGTTAAACTTTTCCACGTACTCTTTGAACACCTCGAAGTCTACTTCTTCTATGTCGTTACTAACGCCCATATACTTAAACACCTCTAAATGTTTTTCGATAATGTCAAGTTTTTCGTTTGCGTGAATGTCCGTAATTTCTTCGAACTGCTGGATCGTTAACTCGTTCATTTCGTTAGCAATCTCTTTTCCTAATATTTCTACCATGATATAAATTTTGAACAAATATAAACATTATCTAATATAGTTATGATTAAAGACCTACCTATTTATAAAATTACAATCGACCCCGAATATTCAGACGGCGAAGATTTAGGTATTGAACAAATAGCTTTCACGGATTCACCAGCGGTTAAGGTTAAAGGTATGGCGTTTTCAAATGTAGAAAAACGTTTCTTTTCCGATAACTTAAAATATAGAGTAACCGCACCCGCTATGATTCCAATGGAAATTTATAGACGTGACGACGAAGCTGGCGACTATTTCGTAAGTTTTGACGAAGCTACAATCGAACAAATATACGTAAAGTTCATGCGTGACCTACAGAACCGCAACGTGTTCAACTTAGAACATGACAAAGAACAAAGCGTACCCGCATATATTTTAGAAGCTTGGATAGTAGAAAACCCTAAACAAGACAAAGCCTTTACTACATACAATATAGACGTTCCAAAAGGTACTTTGATGTTAACCGCACAAGTGACTGACAAAGACTACTATAGCGAATTAGTAAAAAACGAACAAGTCGGGTTTTCAATAGAAGGCTTTTTAGGAATGAAATTAAGTAAACACATAAACAGATATAATATGAATTTCCCAGATGGAGAACACCTTATCGAAGGTAAAATTTACGTAGTCAAAGACGGCGAAGTAATCGAAGTAAAAGAAGCTGAAGAAGTAGCGATGGCAGAAGTAACCGAAGAAGTTACAGAAGAAGTTGCTATGGAAGACACAGCCGTAACAGAAGAAGAAGTTGTCGAAGAAGAAGTTGAAACAGAAGAAGTTGCAATGGCAATCGACCCAGCTGTAGACACAGAAGCAATTTTAGCTATCGTTAAACCAGTTATCGAAGAAAACGTTAACGCGGTTATCGCAATGATTGCAGACCTTAAAAATCAAATGGAAGAACTTCTAGTTAAAGAAGAAGAAGCAGAGGATATGGAAATGAGCAAAGACGTTAAAATGTCGGCTTTTGACAAATTCAAAGCGTTCCGTTCATTCAACAAGTAATAAATTAAACACAAATAAAAACAAAACAAAATGATCAGAAATTTAAAATTTGACCTTGACGTTGATACTAACGCGTTATTGTGTCCAAACCCAGATGAGTTCTACTCAAAAGCGTACTTAACAGAAGACATCGCAGACAATTACAGAACGTTGCCAGGTATTAAATCAGCAACTAAATTAGCTAACGTTACTTTCGGTAACTTGCTTGCACCTTCTACGTGTAACTTTTCAGCACCAACTGACAACCTAGACGCTATCACTATCGACGTTTGTGCGTTAAGTGCAATGTCACAAATTTGTCAGTTCGAAATCGAGCAATCGTTTTTAGCTTTGCAAATGTCACAAGGATCAAATGGTGATTTTAGCGTAGCTTCTTTCATGTCTTACTACTGGAATGAAATGGCTGGACGTATTGGTAACGATTTAGAGTTAATCAGATGGCAAGGTGACACAGAAAGTTTAGACCCAGTTTTATCTTTGTGTGACGGTTACTTGAAAAAATTGTGTGCTGACGTTGCTGTAGTAGGATTGTACAACGGTGCAATTACACAAGCTAACGTACTTGCGCAAATGACAGCGGTATTAACTGCTTCTCCTACAGCGGTACAATCTAAACGTGCTGACTTACGTTTGTTCGTTTCTTCTGACGTATTCGTTAATTACCAAATTGCTGCGGCTTCTGGTAATACTTTGACTTATGTTACTGCACCATTAGCACCAACGTTCTTAGGTATCAAAATCGTACTTGCAGAAGGTATGCCAGTTAACACTATGGTATTAGCTTTGAAAACAGACTTAATCTATGCGTTTGACGCAGAAGGTGACGCAAAAGCGTTAAAAGCTGTTAACCTTGCTGACACGGTAGCTGAACCTTACTTACGTATACGTGCAAACTTAAAAGCTGGTTTTGCTTAC